GTTTTGACAAGTTGAATCAATTATCAACTGAAAATCATCATAGATGAGTCGTAGATAGGGAAAGGATTGAACCTTTTTATCTATTGTCATCTTTTAACTTATCTATTAATCTCTTAATTACCTTCGTTTGTTAGGTATCCCAGTCAAATGGGACTTCTTCCTAAACAAGTGATAACTAAGATCCTCCTAGATTCGTCTATAATGATTTATCAATATACTTTAATTGAAACTATTTACACTTAAAAAACTTAAGAATTACATACGCCCTGAGGCATACTTATCCAAAAGTTCTTTATTCCTGTCAAACCAGTCTGAATCTGGTGTACTTCCTTTATCCATTAAATATTTAAAAATGAGAACGATTCTTACGATTTCGTTCTCCGGAAGTTCATCCAGATTCTTCTCACTTAGAATTACAGTTTCAACTTTGTTTACTATTTGTTTGCGTCCATATAGTTTGGTACAAACCAAATCGCTCTTAATCAAACCCTCCCAAGAATTAACTTCTTGAGAGAGATCAATATCAAACAATTTAGCTTGCTTAACAAAGTTCTTACTAAGTAAGGAATATACCTTCAAACAGATCATGTCCATTTCTAGTTTACTCAAACTTGCTTTCTCAGAATCAGTATCAAAAAAGATTTCAGCTGTACCTTTAAAAAGTGCAACAAATTCTCTCTCGATTCTTTCATATACAGAAGCATAGTTTGGAAAAGCATTAATGAAATCTCTAGATAAATACTTTTTTAATATCGGACATAGGTCCAATAAATGAGATTTCCAAAGATTGGAACTGAATGATAATAAAGATAATGTTTTCGAAATATTTGAACCTTCATCAAGTGAACAACATAAATCAAAATCTTTTTCTAAAGTAGGATCACCTATTAAGCAACTGATGGAATCATATACATGTTTCCAAAAATTACAATAAGTATCAGGTTGCTTCATATGAGTTTGAACATATTTAAGCTTTCCATTGGTCCAAGTCGGTTTCTCTATAGATAATATGTCGCAAGATATATTACCTTCAAACAGAGTAACCTTCTCACTCAACGGAGAGGAAGCGAAAAAGAGATTGATCATTTGATCATATTCTAACTTTGATTTTGAGATTAATGCTCCAATTTTAACAAACTGTGATAAAGTCATATCAGATGGCCCACTAAGGAACCACGGAATACGCACAGTGTTAAGTAATTTGGATGCAAATGAATAAGGAGCCTCAGCTCCAGATGCAACATCAAAATCAAAGAAGAAAATTGGATATCCAGCGTATCCATTGTAGAAAGCAGTGTCATTTCCAATAGTAAAGAATTGTAACGTCCATGATGTATAAAATTTAATAGGATCGCTAGAAAACTGACTAGAAGTAAAATACCAATTAGTATTACCTCGAACCTTTAATGTTGTTCCACTATATACAGAAGACATAGCAAACATTTCCCTCTGTGAAGCTTGATTAAGCGACGTAGAAGAAGGAATGTCTGTTCCGTCTAAGCATGTTAAAACAACATTACCGGACTCAGTAGTATTGATGGATGGTACATATTGGATTGTCAAAGAATTCAACCTCCACTTTTGAAAGTTAGAAGCTATATTCGATGCACGTGTTCCAAAAGCACCACCAAAATCAATTGGGGACACTCTACTTGTGAAAGTATTATAGAAAACAGTAGGATCAGTTGGATGGAACGCTAAAGGTTGTCCTACACTAGCACCCACTACA